ATGATGCATTTGTTACAGTACCCAATCGTCTTCCGAAGATTGTCGTAAACAAGTTTGTGAATGTAGATGCAAGTTCTGGTGAGAACGTATCGTCACCAGTAAAGTCACCAATTGAACCAGCAGCAGGGACTTGAATTGTTGCAGATACTTGAGATGCAAAAGATACTTCACCAAACACATTCCAACCAGCTGGGTGGACTGAACGGCGAATCGAATCTCTCCATTGGTTGATGGACTCACCAACACGAACAACATATGAGTAATCTTGATAGTAGAAACTATCTTGAACTTTCATACTTTCAACAGATACCTTACCTCTTTCAGATTGGAAGTCACCAACCGTAGTACCAACTGTTCCAATCTCAACTACACTGGTTGCAAAATCACTTTGTACAATAGTACAAGTAGCGCCGGTGATTGTAGTTATAATATCACCCTCATCTAAAGATACGCCAGTATTTACTTTCAATAAGTTTCTAGTTGTATCAAAATTTACGATTGTACCATTATGACTTGTTAAAGTATCGCCAGCAGAAAATGTTCCAGTAAAATCTTTAATAATAAAGTTTCTATTGAATTGAGATGTAGGAATTGAAGTATAATTCAAACCAAAGTTTGTTATGGAAACATCACCGACTGCACCAATCTTAGGAGCTACAGTAGAACATGCATATAGTTCTGCACCACTACCACTAGAAGAATCAACCGTAACAGTAGGAGTCTTTAAGAATCCATTACCACTATTAGTAATTGCAATCTTTGTAATCTCTCCAACTTCTGCAGCAACACCCAAGTCAACAAACGTCTGTGGTTCTAGAATAATCTGAGTACCATCTTCTAATACAAGATTGTCTAATTCACCTACAGATTGTTCAAGAGATGCAAAGAAAATATCTGCATCTTCTCTTAGAAGTTGTCTACCATCTTCCATGATGATATCACCAGTAAGGTCTTGTGTAGTACCTTCTTCTAGTGCATACTCTAAAGCAGACTTTTCAGTTAATAGAAAACTACTATCTTCTAATACAATATTATCGCCATCTTCGTTTGCAAGATAAGAGTTTCCAAGTGTAGCGTCTTCCATTTCAAAATTATCATTTTGAATTGTTAACAGATTTTGATTGTCTTCAGTGACAATTGAGTCTGGAGATGTATTTGGTTCTAAACTAATTCCACCACCAACTACAGCAACCTTTGCAGTAAGACTTGCACCTTCTGTTCCAGTTAGATTGAATACAAGATTATCACCTATAGTATATCCTGTACCACCATCCTCAATTAAAATTTCATTTACTGAACCTGGCGATATAGATTCAATTCTTGCAGTAGCAGCATTATTTCCACCGGCACCAATAGTAACAGTGTCACCTATACTATAATAAGAACCTCTATTAGTAACATTCTGTCCAGTAACAATACCTTTTACTACACCAGCAATTTCTAAATCTCTTGCAGTGTCGATTGAAGTTATTATCTCTCCTTCAACAAATGTTCCAACGATAGAGTTTTCGTCAAGGCTAAGTTCAGCAATATCAGTAGCGCCTTCTCTAAACTTAATAACAGTTATAAGAATAGCGGTTGCGCCAGAAGTCGAACCTGTTATAAATTCACCAATAGCAGTTGTGAAATCTGAGTTACCAGTTTCCGTTATACGAATAACTTTATCAGTAGACCACTCACCATCAGATGAACGTAATAGATTATCTCTTGGGTAAATTATTTCTGGTTCTTCATTGAAAAGAATTCTAAAGAATAATTTGTGGGCGTCAGCAGTACCTTTAGCTGCGTACAAGTCTTTAATACTCTTGATAAGTTTTCTTTTCTCTGTACCCTCAGCAAGAGTATTTGGAATGGACTCCATAAGTGAGTCTCTAAACTTATCAAGAAAACTATAAACTGTATTATCAACATCTGCATATTCTAAGAGTTGTTGAATGTTTTGTACAGGGTTTGCACGATAAGATACAACAGTTGTTGTTGCACCAGAAGATGAACCAGTAATCGTTTCACCAGTTTCGAATCTTTGTTGGGATGTAATGAATAGTCTATTATTATCATCAAAGTCATCTACAAGAACCCTTGCAGTTGCTTTTGATTTTGAACCTACAATAGTTTCTCCAGCAGTAAACTTACCAGCAGAAGATTCCAGAACAACCTTCAATTCTTGTTCGTCAAGAATATAATTTGTTGTTATTGTTTTTTCTACAACATAATCATTAGAACCAGAAACAACAAGTTCACCAGCCTCCAAAAACTCATAATAGTATTTTAGAAATAAGGAGAATACAGGATGATCTGCCTTGATAAACTCAGGCAGTTGTTCTTGTATATGAGGCGATACCTTATTTTTTAAAGTTGGACTAGTCATCTAAAAACCTTACTAGTATGTGTTTTGTGTTGTAGAATAACCTGTACCAGCAGAAGAACCGCCAGAAAGAATTATATCAACAGCACCATCTATTGAGAGAGTATTCATATCAATTTCCAATAATTGATTTCTAACAGATACGACATCATTCGAAGCTGGAAGAATATCAATTGAAATTTTTCCATCCGTTGTAGTTGTACCAGTGATATTCAAGTCTGTTAAAACAATTTTACCAGTAAGATAATCAATAGTTCCTGCTGTAGAATCAACATAGTTTCTAGTAGTACCACCAACCAAATAGTAAGTTCTAATATTACCATTACCATCATCATCTAAAAATAGTGTGTTAGTATTACTAGAAATTGTAAATCCTGTAGATTTAGTAATACCACCCATAGCACTATTATGTCCAGAGTGTGGATTGTATAGAGGATTATTAAAATCAATAATGTATTGGGTAACAGTATTTAATGTAGGGGTTAATACTTTGTTAAGAGTTATTCTTGTTGTGTTCGAAAGAATTGATGTATCTGATGCATCAATCAATCTGGATAATTTAGAGTGTCTAAACACAACATCAAAGTTTTGCAAATCACTATCATTATAATTACTAATAGCTTGTCGAATAATAGTTTCCAAGTCTCCAACAGACTTTGTAGTTGTCTTACTATCAAACTTAAAACTTGTTTTTAATTTAATCTTTGTAACTTCTGGATTAATAAATGTTGGACGAATAGATGCAACATTATATTTTTTCAAATCGTTTGCAATACTATTCTTTTGTGCTTGAGTCAAGTTAACACCAGACTTAGTTCTTACAGATAGAAATACCTGTCCATAAATTGGTGGATCATTATCCTCACCACCCCAAACTTGAACTGCCTTTGTACCAGCATAAACTTGAGGGAGAATAGTTTTATAATCTTGTGTAGTTACTGCTCTACCCTGTGAAGAATAATCTAGGGGAGCATTGAACTTAATGGATGAAATAGATTCTGCATCTGCACCACCCCTTGCAGAAATTAAAGTTGCAACAGTTACATCAGTCTCACCATCTACAGATGTAGTAGAGAAAAGATTTGCACCATTAGCTTTTTCTTTATTAGTAACTACATACTGAAGTCTAACAATATTACCATTAGAGATTGCACTACCAACAACACCATCACCAAAGTAAACTTCAAATTTTCCATCAGAATTTTCTTGGATAAAATAAACATTTGCGCCAGAAGTAACTTGAGTAATATCTGTTGCTAAAGTGTAAGTAGTTGTATTTAAATCACTTGCAGAATTCTGTACAGATACTTGAAGAGTAGTAGTGTCTGCTCTTGTATCAGTAACCATAAACTTTTGTTCAATATTATTTAAGTCAACTGTATAGTTAGATGTTACAAGTGTTCCCTCATAGATAGGAACATTGATGAATCTCATAATACCGTTTGATGGAGTGACAGACAAATCTTCATTAGTCACAAAACCAAAAGTACTTCCATCTACCTTTGTAGTAAACCTTGTGCCTTTTGCAAGAGTAGCACTTGTAGCTGTAGATGAGTTCAAAGTAACATCAACATAAGCAATAGGAGCACGAACAGAGCGTGGAGTGTATCCAAGTTTCTTTGCATGAGATACTACAGAAGAGCGAAGAGTAGCAGTATCTAAAAATGCCTCGTTCATTGCAAAGTTGGCGTTCATTGCAAGATAGTGTGTGTTGTATGCAAGTAAATCAACAATCTGCGACAAACCAGAACCTTCAAAGTTATAGTCTGTAAACTCATTCTGGTTCTTCATGTATGTCTTGAGATTATCTTTGATTAAATCAAAATCCAATTCAGTAACTTGTAATTTCTGTGCCATATTATTTGCTCTTCTCTAATTGTTTTGACATTATCTTAATCTCTCCAAATCTACATCCATACTAATAAGACCATCTTCAGAGTTTACTATATAAAATTCTATAGTAACATGATACCCATTCCTATCAGTATCAGCATCAACTCTAACAGAAGCTAGAGCAGCTCTTGGTTCATAATTAGTAATACATTCTTCAATATAAGTTGATAAGTTCATAGCGGTTGATTCATCAACAGGTTCGAATAGTATCTTTCTAACATCAGAACCAATCTCTGGATGAAAAGGACGTTCATAGAAATCTGTTTGAATAAGATTTCTCACACTTCTCTTAACCGCATCAGCATCTGATAGTGTAGCAATATCGCCCGTGATAGGATGCCTTGTAAAAGACAAACTAATATCCTTATACTTCCTAGTAGCCCTAGAAGGTGATACGGTTGCATCAGTAAATGAATTCGGGGTCAGTGCCATTTAAATCTCCTTAATTGTATTTATAACGAAAGTTAGAGATTAACAAACTCTCTGTTAGCAATATGTCCCTCTGCGATTTCTTCTTTAGACTGTCCATGATATGCAACAGCATGATGTTCTGATATCATCTTCTCATTAAGAATACTTCCATCTTCCATTTTGAACTGTCCAAGTATTCTGCCATACTTACCTTTACCATCTTTAACAGTGACAAGTGTTTGAATAGAACCCAAAGGTAAGTGAGACTTCACATACTCCTTTGCAGCAAGTCCATACTTCTTTTCTTCCAAGTCTCTTGTTCTAGACTCTGGTGTGTCGATACCAAAGAAGCGTATCCTCTGTTTCTTTAACCATACACCAAACCCCAAGTCAATATCAACATCTGTCGTATCACCATCAATGACTTTAATTATTTTACATTTATATTCATACATTTTATTTCCTCTAATTATCCAGCGTTTACGTTTGGACTTCCAGTTGTCATAGCGCCATCATCAATTGGATCTCCAACTCTACCAACTGGTGTACCTTCTATACTTACCGTACCAGAACCAGATATAAGCGGTACAGCATGTGGAGCGCAAACAGGTGGAACGCCGTGATCCACTGTCATTGCACCCACAACAATTATTGGGATTCCATTTGCTTTAACTTTACCACTAGTAGCTGATGTATCAATTGTGGTTGTCGCATCACAAATATGTCCTGTATCAAGTTCATCTCCGATTCTACATACTGCTGGCATGTTATGCTAACTGGTAGAATTTACCAGTATCCCCATATCGTCTGTGGTTGTACATAGTAAAGATACTTAATCGGTTTCCAGCATCCTTACACGATATATGAATCCAAGGTAGTCCCGAACCTGTATTCTTATATTCAAGTATCAATTGATCGTGCGGAATGTTTTCTCTAATCCATTGAGCTCTTGCAAAATACTCAGACTTCGCCACGCCAGGGAATTGAATATCTGCCGCTTCGCCAACATTATGTTGTGAACCTGTACTCTTTCCTCTGTACGCATTCGTTACAATCATATCTGGATATTGATCTTTGATTGGGTCAAGAACGTGTATCGCAAGAGTTTTAAGTTTGTCGATAATTTGTTTCTGAGTAAATCCTTTATTACCACCCTTTTGAATTGTTGTTTTCGCAACAACAGAGTTTTTGGATAGTTGTCCAAGTGTAAAGTGATTTGATAATGGTAGTGAATAGTTGACTCCCCCAATAACATCACCGGCACCATCATACTTGAAGTCTGCTTGTGCAACCTCAACTGCAGCGGTATCTGATGCTGGTTCTGGTTCAGCTGTAAAGTCAGAACCACCCTCTCCATGTTCTTCGCCTTCATCTGGTACACGAGGTATGGATGTTGCTTTCCTTGCAGCACCGTTTGTGTTTATCTTTCCTGTCAATGCATTGTAGGAATAGTCAGAGAAAGATGTTGGAAGAACATCTCCTGCTTCAATAGCAGAACGAATTTCATCCTCACTCTTATCTTCATCATCACTTGAAAAGAAGTCATCCGCCTCACTTAGTGGAACGAAAGGTTTTGGTTCAAGTATCTCTGCTTCTTTAGGTGCATCAATCTTACCAGCAAATCCATCCGTATCATACTCTTCATTGTCAATACTGAATGGTAGGATTCCTGTTGCAATATCTCCTGTGTTCATAAATGTAACTTCTGGTGCGTATCCATCTCCAGCTGGTGGTGAAGGTTTTGCACGAGGAACGATTGGAACAACAGCAGTAATAGTTGCGGCACTTCTTCCAGCAGTATTTAAGTCAACAGTCGCACCATCTATATTCATAGCAGCACCAGAACCAATGTTCAATGCTGCAGCAGTGTCAACCTTCATTGCGCCAGTAGACGCAAGTTCATAAGTCGCCTCTGTGTGGAATGATGTTGCACCTTTAATCGTTGTCGCAAATGTTCCTTCCGCCAACATACCTACATTACCTGTGATGTTGGTAGAAAGGTTTCCTTTAATATCTGTAAGCGAATCCCCATCAATAACCATATCATAATTACCAAGTACTGCATTCGTAAAGTTTGCGGCAGTAATAATTTGCATATCACCTTGAGATTGTTGTAAGAACTTTCCAACAGACTGTTGTGTCATTGTAGTCTGTGCAGTCATCTCTATTGATTCGTTTGCGAACATGCGGATATTCTTGCCCGCATGGAAGTCGATGTTCTGTCCTACATTAAACTTTAAGTGTTCATCAATCTGTGCATCCATACTACCACGCACATATAGGGATGCATCACCATCAACGAATACTTTCATGTTACCACGAACACGAACCTGTTTGTTGTTGTGGACGATTTCAAAATCATCACCCACAATCTTAGTTACCTTTGTACCGTCTGGATGAACTTCATAGAATGTGCCGGAACGATGAAACTCATGTATCCGCTCATGCCCAGGCGTGTCATCAAATTCTACAATATGTCCACTCTCCGTTTCCTTTACATGGTTGAAAGGATACTGTGCATTGTAAGAAGACTTAGGTTCGCCCGTCAAGTCATCTACACCATTTGATTTGAATATGTTAACTGGATGTTGATTTCTTTGGTCGTTTACTGCAAGTCTGTTTGTGTCTGCCTCATTTACTCTACGAGGATAGAACCCACGAGGGTCACTGAAACCTTTGAGTGTATTTACTTTGGATACAATGATTTCAACTTCAGCGCCTTCTCTAGGAGGCTCTTGGAATGTAACTTTACCAGCATCAATTCTATAAGACATTAAGCAACTCCCTTCTCTGAAGCATACTCGGCGAGAGTAATACTACCGTTTCTCAATCTAGAATCTACACTCTTTGAGAATTCATTAGGATAGAAGTGTCCAGAATCATTTGCAATATCATTCTTCAGACCTGCCTTAGCAAAAGAATCTCGTGCGATACCTTCATAGAGTTCAACATCCCAAATCGCCTTACCATCAATTGTTGTAATAACAAAGTCAATTGCACTTGCATAGTTATGCCAAGAACTGCCAGGGCGTGCCGCTTTCGGCCCACCAGATTTGTATGCACGAAATAGTTCTTGTTGTTGTGCGTTACTTCTGTATGCATATGAGATACTACAATCATAATCCTCATTATCATCAAGGAATGCTTGTACACCTTTAACAAACTTAGGACGCAGTTCTGGTGCTATCTCATTTATTCTTGCTGCAAGTCTAGTTTTGTATCTAGACCTTCCAAACTCATCCGCTTCTACTCGTGTACCAGAACCATAGTATGAGTCTGGTGGTATCTCCATATTGTTTTCTGATTCGGGTGGATTGTTTTCTGCTGCTTGTACGACACCATCAATCTTTACAAGTACCGTGGAGTCAGTCGCATCAGCGGGCGTAGAAAATTCTAATGTTTCCCCATCACCAATAACAACAGAAGTAGAAACTTCTGGAATAGGTAATTCTTGATTGGGAGAGTAATCGTGTGGAGATTGTCCAACAGGCGCTGCTGAGGCGGAAGAGATGCCAGGGATTGTTCCCCATACCATAGGTTCTTGCATAAAGTCTGGATCACGCCAGAAACCAATCACCCAAGACCCTTCAATCGGGCCTGTAGGGGAAGAACCGATACCACCAGCAGAAGCAGAGTTCGCTGGTTGTACACAAACCGCCCACGGCAAATCAATGGTAGGAAGTTTTGTTTTATCTTCAGTATGATAACCGTACACACGAGCTCGTACACGCCCAAGTGCTAAGGGGTCATTTCTATCTTCTACTACACCGAACCACCAAACGAATCCGTCACGGCCTGCAAAGAAAGTATTATCAGTAATCGCCATTTATATAAATCTCCTTAGAAGTATTTATAAGGCAAACACAGAAGCATGTGTGTGTTATTGAAGACACACATTTATACTAATACATTAATCTATTGACAAAATAACGTATTTGTAATATAAGTAAATGGTGTGAAGATAAATCACACCTAATAAGAAGGAAACCCCCTAAATGAAAACGACTTTGATTGCTGCCGCTATTGTATTGGCAGGCGCACCCCTATATGCTGAAGGATTCTCTTTCGGCGGCGAAGTAGATTCTGAATACAAATTAGACGCAGAGTCAATGACTGTAACCCTTACACCAGAAGTAAACTATGGTATGGGACAGTGGAACTTCGAAGCAAGCACAGACATCTCTGTGTATGATAGTACATCTGCTGATTCGAACATGGTATTGTTTGATGCATTAGACGATGGTTCGCATCCAGTACTAGACTTTGAAGCGACATATGCAATGTCACCATCACTAGAATTAAGTGCTGGTACATCATGGGACTTGAATAAAAATGACCGTGGTGAAGTTACCCTCGGCGCTTCATTCAGTTTCTAATTTATAAAAAAGAGGGAGGGCACTGGACTGCTCCACTTGCCCTTCCTATACTTGAGTTCCTAGAGAACCAGTAATACTAGTCATCTTCTTAAAGATAACATTCAGACCTTCCTCACATAGAAACCCTTGTATCGTATCACCTTCACGAGTGATGCCAGGCAGTTCTACTTGGTTATCACCTTCGAAGATTGCAATCTCATACATACCATCCTTACCACCGTAAGAATAACTATGACTTACTACAGATACTTCATACTTACCAAACTCTATAATAGCTTGAACACCATCATAGAGTTTTTCGAATTTTAGTTTTTCAAATTTCATTTCATACTCCTTTAGACCGTTGACCGCATTTCTTTAATAAGATGATTCTTATCACGCATCGCTGCCATCTTCTGATAGGACTCTAACCACTTCAGAGGACTTTGAATGTTTTGCGATACAGTCATCTTCAACTTACGAGACTTAAACTCTTTCTTCAAGTCTTTCGCCATGTCAGTTCCCAAGAACCGTGAGACAAGCTTCACAACCGTCACACGAAACCCTACATCGTGATGCATATTCCCAGCAGTGTGGGCGAGTTCGTGGAGTATGGTGTACTTGTTTGTACCACAGTTTGGACGGAGAGAAACTACACCATTCCATCCCGCCGTACCCGCTACACGAGGATTAGCAGACGCTTTCATAAACCGTAGAGTAGGAGTCTTCTGACCATTACTTCCACATAGGTTCTGATAAGTCTTA